CTTTCATCCGGGACTTGTGAGATGTGAGCGAATATGTCTCGGCAATCGTCCATAGAGATGAAGCCGTAGCCTTTATTTTCATTCCACCACTTCACGACGCCGGTTAGTTTTGTTGCTGTTGCTTCGTCAGGCTTGGTCATTTTCAGCGGCCCGTGAAGACGTCAAATTCGCCATCTGGATGATTCGGCGTGCCGCTGGCGAATCGCGATTGCGGCTTGCGATCGTTTCGCCACGGTCGCGGCATGTAGCCGGCGCCATCGTCGGCAACGCCCGGCGCGCGGCCAAAGCGCTCGCACTCGTCGGGCAGCTTGCCGCTGCGGCGCATCATGAAGGCGTAGCGCACGGCTGAAATCAGATCGTCTCTAAGCCGAACGATCTTGTAATCCTCGTCGCGGTGATAGCTAAGAATTTCTTCCGCGAGTTCGCTCATGTGGTTGGCAATCGCAAATGCGCCGCGCTTCATGTAGCCGCACATTTCCTCGATCGCGGGCTCTGTATGAAAGCCGCCGCTCTTGTTCTGTGCGTGCGTGCCGAGCATCGGTGCACCAAGGCGGCGATAGACGTCGGCGAGTGCTTCGCCGCTGCCTTTCTCATGTTGCAGTCCGTCGTGCGGCCATGCGATCGGGATGCGCAGCCCGCGGCATAGGCCGGCAATGCGCTTGATGTGGTCGTAGGCCTCGGCGCGCTCGATCTTGAAACCGTCGATGACGAAAAAAATCCTCGGGTTCCGGCACCCATGCGCAGAGAGCCGCCGCAAACGGATGGCCGTAGCCGAAATCGATGCCGACGATGTAGCGAGCCCATGACTTGATATCGGTGTCCGGGTTGACCGGCCGCAGCAAGCTCTCGATCGGGAACGGAAACACGCGGGCGATTCCGAGCTGCGGGATTCCGTGAATGCGGGCTTCGCGCTCGTGCGGCAGATAGCTTTCCTCGAGCTGCGCGCGGCGTTCGGCGCTGATGTGCTTGGCGTCTGTTGCTTCGATCCGAATGTCGGCACGATCTGACGAAAATTCGTTCAAAAATCTGTACGTTAAATTTCCGCCGCCTTTGAGTGGCGTGTAAGAGAGAAAAATAATCCCGTCCGTAGCGCTCGTTCTAGCTATCAGCTCAGAATATATTTCTTCTGAACAGCGCTCGTCTATCCACACAACGTCAACAGATTCACTTTGCAATTTATCGCTGCCCTGTTCGAACGATTTAAAAGTGCAGCTGGATATTCCGTCGTGATTGCCATCCGTTTCATGCACGACATTCAGCGTATCAATACTGCCAGTGCCTCCGGGCACCATAGTAGGGCGGCCCGAGAACGCTGACAAAGGAAGTGCGCCACTTCCAAATTCTCCCTGCTTTGCTGTCAATTGACGTTGCGGACCATCACGAACAAGCTGACCCGTAACGCCGACAACCCATGCACGGATCGGCTTGTTGAGCTTGCGGCCCTGCCACCAACGGGGGTATGCGCCACTAAGGTGCAGCCCAAGCTCAAATGCTGCCGCCCAGGATTTACCAACCTGGTTGCCCCCACGGATCAAGCGCTGGTGATGCTTGATGCCAGCGGCAAAAAATCTCAGTTGCGGATCGTAGAATTCGGCCGGGCCCCAAAAATCGGCCGCATGGAATTTGCGCCGGTATTCAGCCGACGTGAGTGCCTGCCGGGCGAGTTTCAGCAATCGGGCCGGATCGGGTGCGTCGTCAGCCATCGATCAACTCCTCGGCGCGATGTTCGATCACCTTTGCCTGTGCGGCGCGTTGAGCGAGTTCGGCCGCCTCCAAAATTTCCAGGCGGTCCAAGCCATTCGGTCCGAACAACTGGAGAAGCTTTTCGCGCGTGGCGCCGAGCTGCCTCAATGCCTTCAATTCTTCCAGCGCGGTGCGGTCGGGATCCTCGTGTCGGTGCGTCACGTCAACCATGTGCTTGGTGATGGCCGGATCGCAGCGATCAATCACCATTGCCACGGCGCGCGCGTGGTCGCGGTGCTCAGGGTCGCGGACCAGGTTGAAAAGCGCGGTGACCGCCTCGGGATGTCCGACGCGGATCACCTTGCGGCTTTCCTCGGCTATGGCTGCGATTATGCGCTCGTCCCGGCTGAGCTGGTGCGCCTGCTTCGAAAGCGATGACGGCTTGGTGTTCGCTCGCGCGCGTGACGGCACCATATCCCTTGGTATCGGCCACGAGTGCGCGAACGAACGCCCGCCACCGATCATTCGGGAGGGCCTTCATGGCCTCGCCCAGCTGGCCCCAATCATCGGCGCGGGCGGGAGCGTTCATCTGCTGCCCTGATCCGCTTGTTCATTGCCCAAGATTTGGCTGAAGGCATCCTTCACGGCCGCCGTTTCAGCGCGAATCCGTTTCACGCCTTCGTTGCCGTTGCGGACTTCGGTGGAAAGTTCGGTAAGTGCCGCTGCAGCATCGAGCTTGAGCGCATCGATATCCTTCCGCAGTCCCGCAAGCCCGACCCGCACATGATCAGCCAATGATTTTCCGCCGATCTCAGGCACAGCAAACTCCTTGATCGACCGGGCAAGGTGCCGATCTAGCTCCGCACCAGCGGCGTTCATGACAAAGGGCGAACATCCGGCACCTGCTCCTTCTCGACAATGCGAAATGGATTTGCTGCGATGTATAATTTTGCGCGCAATGCATTGGCCGCTTCGGGGCCCTCGTCGCGTTCGACAGTGCGGCAATAATTTTCTGCTTGTCCCGCGGGATCAAGGCAGCCACTTCCGCATTCCAACACGAAGCCGAGTACGGGATGGCGCCGGGCATCGGTTCCAAATACCTGCCTCTCAGTGATGGAAAGCGAACGGGACGGATCAATCATGGTATTTCCTGTCATTTCAGTGCGTCGACTTCTCCGGCGACAGACCGCAGGCTGCGCGCTTCAATTCCTGGTAGCGTTCGTATTTGTCTCTAAAGGCAACGGGACTGTCGACGAGATCGGCAAACGCCTTCCAATCTCGCACGGCCTCGGGATCACGTTTGACCGTCGCATAGATGCCGGTCATCTCGCGGCGCATGATCTCGACGAAATGCTCGGCGCTTTCGAGTAACCAGCCATGATATTGCTCGAGGAAATCGTCGAACATCAGTTGCCCGCCCGCGGATCAAACGCGCCGGCGACCGCCGAGGTATAACCAATCTTCGAACGCATCGCAGCGCGTGCGCCCGCCGAACGTTCCAGCGCGGCCTTGTGCTGGTTCGTCTGCTGCAACGCAGAGCCGCGGCCGGTTTCGATCGGCTCGCCCTTGGCGTTGACCGTGTGGCCCTCGCCGAACACGTCGTCGCGCACCTTCTTCACGGCGAACTGGCTGGCATCCTCAAGCGAGTAGCCCTGCGACATCTTCTTTTCGATCCATTCGGATTCGTTGCGCGGGAATGGAACGCCGCCAGTTTTGCCTTGAAACAATGCTGTCATTTGCTCATCTCCTGTTTGATCGGCGACATCAAGACTATGTTCGCGATCGTCATTTGCTGGCGCGCCTCGTAATCGCCATCGAAGTATTTGCGCAGGAACGCTGGATCCTTCATGTGTCCGGCTTTCCAGCGTGCAACCGCGTCGTGTTCGCTTTGCGGAATCGGCATTCGGTTGGCGAGCTGCTGAACGATTTCCTCTCGGATCCCGAGAGAGCGCACATGTTCAAGCTGGGAAGGATCGATATCTTCCTGCCGTTCTGGGCCGACGAGAACGGAATTGATCGCGGTCATTTCTGCGCGGGTAGCGGGATCGTTCTCGAGATATTTTCCGCGCCATTCAGCGTTTGCCAGCAATTCAGCCTTACGCACGGATGCTGCCGCCGCATTGGCTGGTACCGCGGGGGCGGTGATCGGCGCCGCATCGGCGCCCGTCGTGATCGCATTCTCAGGAGGCAAGGTCGACCTCCATTGCGCCATCGATCGCGCCGATCTCGATTTGATGACCTAGTTCGATTTGATTTTTGACAGCCTCGGCGAGGAACGCGGAGAGACGCTTGGTCGACTCCTGCCACGGCTCGATCATGTCGGAGCAAAACAACGTGGACAAAGAAAACGGTTTTGATCCTGGCAGCGCTCCGCCCTGACCGGGACGGCTAATGCCCGAGTGCCGATACATCTCAAAACTGGCCAGGTGATCAAGCGGCGCGGCTTGCGCCCGGCCGTCAACTTCTACTTCGCCCGCGTAAGCCGAGAAGCCGGCCGGCATTTGTGTGCCCTCCGGTAGCAACACCGCGACCGCGTCGCTCAGTTCGAAAATTTCGCGGTAAGCTGGCGCGGCGAGCTTTAC